TAACGTAACAGTTACTGCGCTAATTCTTCAGACGCAAGATGCCACAACTGCACCAGTTTCTGTTCAGTATGCAGCGGCTGCACGTAACATCTTCTGTAATATTACTAACACAGAGAATGCTACAACGGCTGGCTCGTTTACCTTCGTTATTGAATACGTACAGGTAGCATAATATTATAAAGGAGGGCGTCTAAGTATGACTAAAATAATTAAAACATCTGTGACGCCCTCTCTATCTAAAAAGCCTAAACGTAATTACCGTAAAGAGTATGACAACTACCACGCAGATCCTACACAAAAGAAAAAGAGAGCATCACGTAATGCAGCGAGGGGTGCTTTAATGACCTCTGGATCTGTAAAAAAAGGTGACGGTAAAGACGTAGATCACAAGAATGGTAATCCTTTGGATAACAGGGGTAAAAATCTATCGGTAAAAACTAAAAGTAACAATAGATCTTTTCCTAGAGATAGGAACGCAAAGAAATTGAGGAGTTAAATAAATGGTTGACCAAGCTGCATTAATAGGAGAACACTTAGGATGGGCTGTAGAAACTGCAGTTACTCTAGGTAACACTGCTACTACACACGTAGTTTGCACTGACGCTAAGATGGTGCTTATTGAGACAAGTCATGATTTAGACATTGGGTTTGCAGCAGCGGAGGCTGATGTTACTGATAATGATATTATGCTTCCTGCTGGTGTACACTCTCTTGTAGTACCTAAAGCAATAGGTAACGCAACTATTTTAAACTACAGACGGGGTAGTGGCAGTAGTACACTAGTTCGTATAGTTTTAACATAACATATATTTAAAGGAGTAATAATAAAATGGCAAAAGAATCTCTTACAGCTTTTCTAAATAGAGAGATAAAAAAGAAAGGAACTAGTCTAAAAGAAGAAAAGGCAAAGGCTAGTAAATACTCCTCTATTTCAGCAGCTAAAAAAGCTGGAAGTCTGTACTATACAAATAAAAAAGGTGTAGTAATGGCTGCTGTGTATGCAGAAGACTTAAAAGAAAAGTTAGGTGCTGGTAAACAATCTGCCCCAATAACTTCTAAAAGTCTAAACGATAAACCCGGCGCTAGAGATGAGCGTAAACCTGATCCTAGTAATCTAGCAGGTAAAGGAGGGCGTGGTACAGGACTAAACTTAAAGATGCCTAGAATGGGTGTCAAACAAAATAAGGGTGGAATGATGAAAAAGAAATCAGGATATGCTGCAGGTGGAATGCCTATGGTAATGAAGAATGGTAAAAAAGTTCCAGCTTATGCTGCTGACGGTGTTGGCAAAATGAACGTAGGTGGAATGGCTAAGAAGAAGCCAGCAGCCAAAATGATGGCAGGTGGTATGACTAAGAAGAAGCCAGCAGCCAAAATGATGGCAGGTGGAATGTCTAAGAAAAGCGGCTACATGTATGGCGGTATGGCTAAGAAGAAGCCAGCAGCTAAGAAGAAGTAGCCTTTGTGCATAACGGGATTGCAGTCTTGTATGTAGTTCTTTAAAGAAAAACATGGTATAACTGTCTTTGGTAACACAGAGGAGATATACCATGTTTAAACGTTTACTTAGCAGAATACAACACAATCAAATGCGTAGAGTAGAATACTGGCAGTTACATAATATGTCAGACGCTATGCTCAAAGACATAGGAATTACACGTGGTGAAATCAAAGACAGGTTCTACAACCAAGAAAAAGTCTGGCGTTAATGCGGCAGGTAATTATACTAAGCCTACTATGCGTAAGTCTCTTGTCTCATCCGTTAAGGCTGGCGGCAAAGGTGGAAGCCCCGGACAGTGGAGCGCAAGGAAAGCCCAGATGGTGGCTAAGCAATACAAAGCTAAAGGTGGAGGTTATACATCATGAAGGGTGTAAAGCATTATAAGAAGGACGGTACTGAGCATAAGGGCAGCACTCACAAGATGCCTGATGGTTCCTTACATACAGGTAAGTCTCACGGTAAAACAAGTGTAAAGTTATTTCACTATAAAGATTTAAGCAAAACAGCAAAGGCTAAAGTTGATGGCGCTAAAAAAACCACAAAAAAGTCTTAAGTCTTGGACAAAACAAAAATGGAGAACTAAAAGTGGAAAACCTTCAACGCAAGGTGCGAAAGCAACTGGAGAACGTTATCTTCCAGCTTCTGCTATTAAAGCTATGGATGCAAAAACTTATAACGCTTCTACAGCAAAAAAGAAAGCAGACACAGCAAAAGGTAAGCAGTTTTCTAAACAGCCTAAAAAAGCTTCTAAGGCTACTAAAGCGCACAGGAGAATAACGTGAGTAAAAACTTAAATGAGAAGCAACAACTCTTTATGCAAGTCTTGTTTGATGAAGCAGGAGGGGATGTAATAACAGCCAAGAAGATGGCAGGTTATTCTGATAGCACTGCTACTCGTTTAATTGTAGAGGGGCTTAAAGATGAGATCTTTGAGGCTACAAAGTCTTACATGTCTAGGCTTGGTCCTCAAGCTGCTGTTGCTTACGGTAGTGCTTTGTCTGATCCTACGCAGTTAGGCATCAAAGAGAAGATGGTAGCTGCAGGTCAGATACTAGATCGTGCTGGCGTAGTTAAGACTGAGAAGGTTGCAGTAGAAGCTTCAGGAGGTTTATTTATTTTACCACCTAAAGAGAAGTGCAAAAAATGTGAAGACGGTAACTGTACGTGTAATTAATAGCTATGAATACTTTTTTTGCTAATAACGACTTAGGTTTTTGGATGTTACCAAAGCCTGACAAAATGAAGAACTGGGAAAGGATACCAAGGCTTGTAAAACCTGTACCTTGGGGGTATCAAGTAGACCCTGATAACGAAAAATGGTTAAACCCAATAGAAAAAGAATTAGAACTATTAGAGCTTGCAAAGAAACATTTAAAGCAGTATAGTTACAGAGAAGTTTCTGCTTGGCTAACTACGCAGTCAGGTAGAAGTATATCTCACATGGGTTTAAAGAAAAGAGTAGACATTGAGCGAAAACGTAAAACAACTGTTAGAATTAAACGTGAGCTTGCCAAAAGGCTCGAAAAAGCCATCTCGCAATACGAAAAGCTCGAAAAAGAAAGAGTTGGCTACTACACCCAAGCAAACTAAGGATGTTTCACGTGAAACAAACAAAGTACCAGCCACACCTATTGCCGCACCATTTGACGTAACTGAAGCACAAAACATCGTTTTTAAACCTAATCCGGGGCCACAAACACAGTATCTAGCATCTAGTGAGAGAGAAGTACTATATGGTGGAGCAGCAGGGGGTGGAAAGAGCTACGCTACACTAGCTGACCCTTTGAGAAGTTTAAACCATAAAGATTTTAGTGGCTTACTTGTACGCCACACGACAGAGGAACTAAGAGAGCTTATACAGAAAAGCCAAGAGTTGTACCCTAAAGCAATACCGGGTATTAAATGGTCAGAGAGAAAGTCTCAATGGGTAACGCCTAGAGGTGGGCGTATCTGGATGAGTTACCTAGACAAAGACCAAGACGTAATGCGCTACCAAGGACAGGCGTTTAACTACATAGCCTTTGACGAACTTACTCAGTGGTCTACACCCTTTGCGTGGGACTACATGCGCTCAAGATTACGTAGTGCAGCACCTGAACTAGGTTTGTACATGAGGGCAACAACTAACCCCGGTTCTATAGGACACCAATGGGTTAAAAAAATGTTTATTGATCCTTCAGAGCATAACAAAGCTTTTTGGGCTACTAATATTGAGACAGGAGACAGACTAGAGTACCCTAAAGGACATACTAAATCAGGACAACCTTTGTTTAAGCGTAGGTTTATACCTGCAAGTTTGTTTGATAATCCTTATCTGTCAGACAGTGGTGACTACGAAACTATGCTTTTGTCTTTGCCTGAACACCAACGCAAACAACTACTAGAAGGAAATTGGGATGTTAATGAAGGCGCAGCCTTTCCAGAGTTCAATAGAAAAATTCATGTTGTCGAACCCTTTGACGTTCCTAATGGTTGGACGAAGTTCAGAGCTTGCGATTATGGTTACGGTAGTTGGACAGGTGTTGTATGGTTTGCTGTATCTCCTTCAGAGCAACTAATAGTATACAGAGAGATGTACGTAACAAAGGTAACAGCTACTGATTTAGCTGATATGATACTAGAAGCAGAGTCAGGGGATGGTACAATAAGATACGGCGTGTTGGACTCATCCCTCTGGCATAAAAGAGGCGATACTGGCCCTAGCTTAGCAGAGCAAATGATTATGAAGGGCTGTCGCTGGAGACCTTCGGATCGCTCCAAAGGCTCTAGGGTTTCAGGTAAAAATGAGATACACCGCCGTTTGCAGGTGGATGAGTTTACTGAGGAACCCCAACTCGTTTTCTTCTCCACCTGCATCAATAGCATAGCACAGATACCAAGTCTACCTTTAGATAAACGCAACCCAGAAGATGTCGATACAAACGCAGAAGACCACTTGTATGACGCAATAAGATATGGTATAATGACTAGACCACGAAGCTCCATATGGGACTTTGACCCTGCAACACAGAGAAGCGGTTTTCAAGCTGCTGATCCTACATTTGGATATTAAGTATGGACCCTGAAGATTTTACAACTGACTTTGAGGCAAACTTAGAGTCTGCTGAATCAGCACACATAGAAGACGTTACTACTGAAGGCATGACTGATCCTAAAGCAGGTCACATTATTGACTTAGTTATGGGTAAGTTCAAGAAAGCAGAAGACGCAAGATTTGTTGATGAACAACGTTGGATGAGTGCTTACCGTAACTACAGAGGTATATACAATAGTGAAATACAATTTACGGAAGCTGAAAAGTCAAGGGTTTTTGTTAAGGTTACTAAAACTAAAACTCTAGCTGCCTATGGGCAGATTGTAGAAGTTCTTTTTGGCAGTCAGAAGTTCCCTCTTGCTATTGACCCTACTACTCTTCCTGAAGGTGTAGCAGAGACAGTACACTTTGACGCAAACCCACAAGCAGAGCAAGGTGCAGAAGAGTTAAAAGAGACTTTTTCTCCTATGCCTATCTTTGGACCTGAAACTACGCTAGAACCCGGAGACACTATAAACAGTATAAAGAACCGTCTTGGTGGTATGGCTAATAAACTAAAGCCTGTAGAAGACAAACTAATAGAAGGTGTAGGTACATTACCTAGTAGTGTTAACTTTAGCCCTGCATTAGTTGCAGCTAAGAAAATGCAGAAAAAGATACACGATCAATTAGAAGAGTCAGGTGCAAACAAACAGTTACGCCTCAGTTCTTTTGAGTTGGCACTTTTTGGTACTGGTATTATGAAAGGCCCATTTGCTGTAAACAAAGAGTACCCTAGTTGGAATGATGAAGGTGAATACGAACCTACAATTAAAACTGTTCCTTCTACTAGCCACGTATCTATTTGGAATTTCTACCCTGACCCTGATGCTGCAAACATGGATGAGGCGGAGTATGTTGTAGAGC